GCGGTATATGTTATTTTCTGCATACGGCGCAAACGATAGGACTTTCATCCGTGAGATTTGCCCCAGTAACGTCGCCATATAGAATAACTGAAGCGAAACCCGCATTCAGCAGAGCCTTTTTAAATTCTTGTGGTTCAAATGCGTGATTCCAAATGTTATATGTTGCACAATCATCAGCTGTAATAATTGTATATTGCTCCAAGTAGTTCTTATTTGGGTAGGATACGTTACGTCTAATGTTTATATAAGAATCTGCCCGCCAGAATCCACCATTTTCATATTCAACCGTCAATGAATCAGTGAATTCTTTGTATTGATTTGATGTGAAAACATCCACAACAAATAATCCGCCATGTTTTAAGCCACGGTATATTTTTTTGAGTAAGGCCATCCGATTTTCAGGCGAAAGTACACCAAGATCACAGTAGATAAGGATAGCTAAATCGTATTCCTTGTCATAGTCAATCGTCAGATAGTCTTGATAGATGAATTCATTCTTTTCGCCTCCATAATTCTCTCTTGCATAAGCAATCGAGCGTTGCGAGAAATCAATTCCTGTGATACTAAACCCCTTATCAGCAAAACGCTTGGCATACAGTCCCGGACCACAACCTAAGTCTAGAATTTTTCCGTCTTGTTTCCCAAGTAAAGAAACAATCCATTCTACCGAGCGATCCATGAATTCATGCGCCCTGGAGGCACTTTCTACATCAGGGTTTAAATGTAGCGCCAACATTGATTTTGAAATATATTCATCATCCCAGAATGGAATACCGGTTGTCTCATATGCAGTCGGTTTATTTCCGATTGTTTCAACTATTTTTTTATACGGTACAGTGAGGTCAATGTTCACTATTTTTTTATCCAAATATTCCAACCACCTTCCTTGCAGAATAATATAAGAGTATTACTTGCTATTTGCCCCTTTTGAGCATATATATTGTGCCGCAATCTATTCCGACAATTCAACCTACCACGCATCAATTTCAGCCACTCAACCTGCTGGAGTTACCGATTTAGATGTGGTCGATTTGTTCCCTCAAACGCAAAAACACACTTTAGGACGAGAAGTCAATTTAAATGTAGTCTTAAAACCCAATAATATCAAGGCTTTTCACGTGACATCAATACTACCGTCTCAACATGGCTGGAGAGGACAGAATGAATGTCATTTGAGTACGTCCGTTCTCGGAAACATATCCACTTCGCTTTTGGCACTATCGGTATACGGGAACATATCCAATCTCTCTCTGGAATGTATACCATACTTTTAAAAGGCAGAATAGCATTTTAACTTATGCTACCCTACCTATAACTAAACATTTACAGTTGCATGTGGCCTATTGTTTTTAGCCGTTAAATATTTTATAACTATTAAATAGCGATACAAATTGTTCGAAACTAATATTGTTTATATCATATATTCTCGCATGTTTTAAAGCTTTATTAAATTGATTTTTTGTAAACAGTTTTTCATACTCTTTGTTAACCCATTTCATTACAAAAGTTTCATATTTTTTTCTCTCTTTAAATGCCATTTTTGCTGGCTTTCTTTTTAATACAATTAATGCGCTATCCACTTTAGGTTTTGGATGGAAATAATACCTAGGAATTTTTGCTAATATAGAAATATCTACCTCTGCCATTAACAGCAATGCTAGTGATCTGTTTGTATCTAATAACCTTTTAGCAAAACCATATTCCACTATTAAATAACTTATTGTGGCTGAACTTTCAAAAACAATTTTTCGAATTATATTTGTGCTTATGTTGTAAGGTATGCTGCCAAATATTTTATATGGATTGTGGCTAGGAAATGTAAATTTCAGTATATCATCATTTACTATTTGATAGTTAGGATAATTTAAGAGCTTATTACGAGTTACCTCACATAATTTAGAATCAATTTCTATCGCCGTAACAAAATTACATCTCTTTACCAATTCAGCAGTAAAATGACCTTTCCCTGCACCTATTTCAAAGATGTTATCTTTTTCATCTAAACTTATGCAATTCATTATTTTTTCTATGTGATATTTTGAAGTAATAAAATTTTGACTATCTTTTATATTTACTTTGTTCATTATAACCTCTTGTATGATCATTTCAGAAGCTAAATGACCACATTTTCCTTTCTTTTTACATCGTTTATATCGTGGTTTAATACATTCAGATACTGTGGACTTTTGATCACTACCTGTAGCCTTGACTACTCTAAGGAGTGTATTGCCGCTACCTTTATCTGAATTGTTTATAGCTGGATGTTGCTGTAGGCTTTCTGCTTATGAGTACTTATTTCCATCAAGTCTACGATGATAATCGCTGGTGGATATCACGGTATCAGACTTTAGAAAGGGAGGAACAACCTCATGATTTACGTAGGCATTGATATTGCCAAACTCAACCATTTCGCTTCAGCCATTTCTTCTGATGGCGAAATACTCATCGAGCCGTTTCAATTCTCGAATGACGGTGATGGCTTCCAAATGCTGGTCTCCAAGCTCGATTCCTTCGACAAGGGCAGCATCATCATCGGTCTTGAATCAACGGCACACTACGGCGACAACCTCATCCGATATCTTGTCGCTTCGCTTTACAAAGTGTGTGTTATCAACCCTATTCAGACTTCTACCTTGCGAAAGAACAATATTCGCAAGACAAAGACTGACAAAGTCGACACTTTAATCATCTGTAAGGCTCTTCATAAACCGAGAATAGTATTCTTCTTCAATGAGTTCTTTAGGTGCCTGAATGCGATAATTATCTGGATACTTTTCTGAAGGCCATTCCCATACATACTCCAAAATTCCAGAAAAATCTCCAATACGAACGGCGCATAAGTTCGGTGATCCAATAAGGACTGAAAACTTGATGTTCTCATTATCAAGCCTACGACAGAATTCTTCACACTTTTTTATTTCGCCCAAGCTCAACGGTTTGCCCTTGATTTCAAACCACCTATTTAAGTTTGGAATATAAAAGTCCGGAAGATATCTGGTTCCATCCATTTCGAATCCTTCGATTTCATATTCGTAAGTTAGACCGACTGCATTGAAAAAGACTGCCCAGCGAGCTTCAAGTCGACTACGAAATCGGTGTCCGTCATATTCTGTTTCAATTGCTTTTATATCGTTACTCACGGACGAATAAGCCTCCTTCTTCAAATGCAACACCATTACCATTATTCATGTCTTACAAGAACTCTCTTAGTGTCCTTGTATTTTTCACGCAATGATGGGATGTTGATATCAGTACCTAATACTTCACGAACGACGCCCCATAGACCATCTTTTTCATCCGGGAAGCTATCCATATACTGGTTAAACGGGAGTTCCATCACAAACTTTGCCTGATCCTCGATGCCTCTGCCCGGAACACCATAATCCAATATAGGAGGCAACCCTGTTTTGATGTCTTTACCAAAAACAATAACTCCTGATGCCGGTGCGCCTCCAAGCAAGGTCATGCTTATCGCAAGATCAATCATTTTATCATCAAGGCTAATCCATGAGTGATCAAAGTACAAACCTTGCCCAAGAACCTCACCTATGCACAGATCCGGTGTATATCCAATTTCGGTTAGGCAGACATATAATGCCGCGCATGTGGCGTGGCAAGCACCCCACCATTGTTTCCTCTCCATATACCGATACATGCTCGACAGCACATCTCCGATGTCTTCTTTGTATCCCCTCTCCCTAACAGCTTCTCTTATGCGGTCAGGAATACTCATTGTTTCCTTTCGGAGACAGCAATTCTTATATTTCTTTCCGCTTCCACATGGACACGGATCATTTCTTCCTATTTTCATCATGCGCCCCTTCTTTATTGTTTTATAAACGGCACAATCACATCGTAGAACCTCTTCGTCCAATCAGCGTGGAAGTTAGCCATCTGGAGCCAATCGGTCTCATTCTCGATGCTGACGTTATTCAGCTGAATGAAGACCTTAGAGGATTTGATGTCGTCGCCACGGTTCCACTGGAGCATCGTGCCCAGCGCAGATTCTATTTCTGCTTTATGTGTATACAGGCTATCGAAGGCAGCCTTGTTTTCTTGCTTATTGCCTCTACCAAATACGACCTCTGCCCGCGCTGCATCAAAGTTTGCTACGCAGCAAAGATAGAAGCCACCTATACCAAAGAAGCCATTGATCCAGTTATCCCTTGACGGATTAACATTAGAGAAGGAACCGTCCTCGCCGTGCGCCTTCTGGATAATCGGAAGCGCGTATGTCCAGTATTTTCTCCGGAGCTCATATCGGCTGCCCGGCTCGTCCTCATTGGCCTCGTTTTCATCACGCAGGTAAAATACCAAATCTGCCGGATCTTCATCGTACAATTTGAAGAGACGACTCAGAACAGATAGCTTGCTCTGCGTGCTTGTGTTTGTCCAAACATAGATGCCATCGCCAATCTCAAGCGACTTCGTGAATGCATCCTGATTTGTATTGAAGTGGAGAGCTATGTTCTCCTCCTCCGACATGGCCAGCTTAGTGATAATGGCCTTATCCTCGGCATACAGAATCTGAATAACCTTCTGGAACATCTCAACCCAGCTCGTTACCGGCTGCTCAGTGTTCTTAAAGGTAAACTTCGCAATTAGTCGTCCGGTCAGCTCACCCTCATCCTCAAGCGTATAAGTGTCAAGCTGCTTTTCTTCCGGTTTGTAATCTGTGACAGGTGCTGCCCAGATTGACAGAGCCCGACCCATGAGATATTCGCTGCGCTCCTCCAGCTCCGCCAGTGTCCACTTATCCTTCTTGGCAATCCAAGTATTCATGCGAATACCACTGTCATCGAAACCGTTCTGCATGGTTTTCTTTTCAGTGAAAGAGCTATTGCTGTATTTCGAGTTATAGGCCGTCAGCGTAAGATTTGCCATGCGATGCAACCACAGCTCATGTATCTGCTCATAGTCATCGCCCAGTTCCTTCTGCCATACTGGCGTTAGATGCTGAGGCATAATGTGCTCAATCGAATAGGTGCCGTCGTCACAGTGACGGTATACATCCTTATCCTCCGAAGTGCCGAAGTTCTCGAAGCGCTCAAGAATGTAAATCTTATTCTTGCTGTTCATCAGATAAACTGGACGTTCCTCAAATGCCGCCTTAAACTCCACATCGTCCGGGAAGCGGGCACGCTCTTTCTTGGAAAGAAGTGCATACTTGAGCTTCTCGACATAGTTATCCTCGGTACCGTCGTATCGTATGATCTCTCGGTGCAGCATGAGGAAGATTTTATTCAGAGCATTTGTCGGCAGGTCACACATCGTCCTGCGGAACAGGTAATTCTCTGTCGTCAGGAAAATCTCAGTGACCTGTGCCAACGTCAGTTTGTTTTCGTTATATAGGCGCAGCACTTCGAGGAAATACGGCCTTGTTACCGTAGTCTCCAGACGATTCAGTCGGTCAATACAAGCGTCAAGGGCGGCACTGCCGGAATTACCATCAAGGAGAATCTGGTACCGCTTTGCATAGGCCAACATCTCGGCAAGGAGTGGTTCCGTTTCGATTTTTCCAAGCTCCACAAAGTCCTTAAAATTGATGTAGATCTTCTTCTGCTGCGGGATGGCCTGCTGCTTCACACTCAGGTAATCCCGGATAAAGGCGCTTACATCATACTTCGTGCAGACCTCGATCTTATTCCAGTATTTCTCGTAATAATCCTCCTGCTCCTTAGAAGGCAAGCCCATCAATATGAAGTTTCTGATCTTATCACCTTCACTGAGGTCAAGACCGGTCGAGTTCAGGCTCTCAAAAATGAGTTGCGGATTGTCGTCCATATCCAGCCGGATGTTTATAATCTCCAGACAGCAGATCGCATCGTAAAGCTGATCGATAGTGATTTCCTGTTTCTGAATGCGGTCATAAAAATAATCGTAGTTCACAGTCAAATTGGACTCGCGGATATGCTCCGTCGGATCAGAGAACAGCTTACCGAAAGCCGTCTGGTCATTCTTTACCGGTTTGAGCTTGATACGGGTATCCTCCGGCTTCCACTTGTCCACGAGGTATTCCTCGAAAATTCGCTGCTTCAGATTAGAGGTCTCCGGCACAATGACACCCTTATCAATCAAGTTATACATGGCAAGGAACAACAGCGATACTGTAGTAAGGCGCTGCTGGCCATCGATGATCAGGAACTCCTCATTATGCCCATCCGGATTATAGACGGAAACAAGACTCCCGAAAAAGTGACTCTTCCGGTGTCCTTTGATGATCTTTACGAGGTCATCATACAGCTGCTTGCAGTTCTCGGTCTTCCAGTCATAATTTCTCTGGTACACCGGGATGACAAACCGCTTGTCGGAGCCCTCCATATATTTAACGAATTTGCATTCCGAACCCTTCATATGTTGTTAGTCCTCCTTCTTAGCTCCGTATGGCGCTGGATCTTCAGCCACCATTGAAACCGGAGGCTCATAATCAAATGAATACACTTTTTCTGCGTCGGACTTAGGTGTTGTTGGCTTCTGATATGTTGCATTGAAAATCAAATCCAGTAACCAGTCCCTGAAGGACTGATTCCGGCGACTCCGGGTATCACCCTGATAAGCAGTATAAAGTTCCATTCCACTGGACATATTACGGAGGATTGCCTCCCATGTAGCGCGTTCACTCTCATCGCGAGCATTCTGAATATCCGAGAACTGCATTGCATTCTGATAACGCTCGTCCTTCTTGACCTCTTCGGCGATTTCCTGAATTTGCTTCTTGATTTTGTCTTCATCTGTCCAGTCGCAGTTTCCCCACACATCATGGAACGATTCGAGGATATGAGTAAGCGTATCCAATTCAGGTACTGGAATGCCTATATCCGTCTGAACCGGCACAGGCTTCACCTCTGCATCCTCATTGGCCAGCGAGATTGACATGGTCTGCTGGGCAACAACTCGATAGCTATCAAGATCGACGCTTTCGATGATTTTCTTATAATCGTCATTTTCGTCTCCCACTTTCGGGAGTTTTGGCACGAGAAGTGTCAGGAAAATAGACAGTTTCTCCCAGTCCGGAGAACCATACGGTAATATGGACGACAGGAAATTATAAGTACGCACAAATCCCTTTGCACTCTTCTTGAACTCTACCTTGTCGTCATATTCTAAAGCCTTAAACAGCTCGACACACCTATCGATGATCGGATCAAGCTGTTCCCGATCTGCATTATTCAAGTAGAGCTCAACAAACGTGTTCACATCGTCATCGGAATAGACCTGCATGGGCTCCATGTTGTCAATCAGATCATTTAGTTTGTTTGCATCTGTCTCGCCGGAAAGAACCGTGGTCTTATAGTATCGCTCAAAGGATTTCTGAATATCAGCAGGATTGTTGATGAAGTCCAAAACAAAGGTATCTGTCTTGTACGGTGCACAACGATTCAAGCGCGAGAGCGTCTGTACTGCCTTAATGTCAAACAGTTTCTTATCCACATACATCGTCTGTAAAAGAGGCTCATCATATCCGGTCTGGAATTTGTCCGCTACGACCAGAATACGATATGGATCTTTACGGAATTCCTTCTCAATCTTGGCACTTGGAAATCCATTGATCTTTGCCTCGGTATATGTTTCACCATTATAGCGAGCTTCACCTGAGAAAGCGATCATCGGCTTGTACTGGCTTTTGCGCTCTTCCAGCTCTTTCTTGATAGCAAAGTAGTATTCAATCGCTCTTTGAATTTGATGGGTGACTACCATTGCACGAGCCTTGCCCTTAATCTTCATCCGGACATTATTATAAAAATGCTCAACAATGATACCGGCCTTTTCCTCTATAGCATGAGGATCGCTTTCCACATAAGAACGCAGGATTTTATTTGCTCTCTTCTTATCGAAGAGCGGATCATCATTGACGGTCTTAATCAGGTGGTAGTAACTCTGATAAGGCGTATAGTATTTCAGGACATCAAGGATAAACTTCTCCTCGATTGCCTGCTTCATCGTATACACATCGTGTGGCTTAGCCCTTTTCGTTCCGTCCTCATTTAAGATCGGATTGCCGTTTTCATCAGTTATGATTTCACCAAACATTTCAAGGGTCTTATTTTTCGGTGTGGCCGTGAACGCAAAATAGCTTGCGTTCTGAGCCATTTTCTTGCCCTCGATGATTGTGTTGATCTTGTCCTCAAAATCGTCATCATCGGTATAAACATTGCCTGAAATAACAATGTTCATCTTTGCAGCGAGACTGCCGTTCTGGCTCGAATGCGCTTCGTCGATAATGATCGCGAAGGTGCGATTCTTATATGCTGTAGAAATATCGTTCAAGATGAACTGGAACTTGTGCACTATGGTAATGATGATCTTCTTACCCTCATCCAAAAGGGTATGCAAATCGGACGCAGACTTTGCCCAGCCTACTGTAGAGGAAACCTGCGTGAATTGCTTTATCGTATTTTTGATCTGCTTATCGAGGTTGATACGGTCGGTAACCACAATAACAGTATCAAAGATATTCTTACCGCCGTTTTGAAGCGTGACAAGCTGATGGGCGAGCCAAGCTATTGAATTCGACTTGCCACTGCCCGCGCTATGTTGAATAAGGTAACGCTGCCCGGCACCTTCCTTCTTGGCGCGGTCGAGAAGCATCGTTACAGCCTTCAGCTGATGGTACCTTGGGAATATTTGTTTATACGAAGTCTTCCCTGTATCCTCGTCCTTATCCGCAACAATCTGTACATAGTTTTCCAGAATCTTAGAGAACTCACTCTTCGTCAGTATATCTTTCCAAAGGTAATCCGTCTTGATTCCACTCGGATTTGGAGGATTACCTGCGCCATCCTCAAAACCTTTGTTGAATGGCATGAAATATGAGTCGTCCTTCTTCAGTTCGGTACACATCATGATTTCGTTATCATCAACAGCGAAATGCACAATGCAGCGCTTAAAGCTGAACAACTTCTCCGCAGGGTCTCTATCCGTTTTATACTGCTTGACCGCATCAGCAGTATTCTGCAGAGTGAACTGGTTCTTCAGCTCCATTGTGATAATCGGAAGGCCATTCAGGAAAATGCAGAGGTCAAGCGCAAGGCGGCCATATTCCTTGGAATACTGCAGCTGACGAGTCACGCTAAAAATGTTCTCGTCATATAGCTCTTGCGCACGCTGGTTTCCCTTGCTCGGCAACACCTGATAGAACTCCAGTGTCTTATTCTTATATTTAAAACCTTTTCTGAGTATCTCAATAACACCTTGGTCAGAAAGCTTCCGACTGAGCCTCTCCAGAAACTTCTTCTTTTCTGCCGGTGTATCGAGTATACGCAGCTCCGCTAAATCTCGTGGCTGTGTGCTTTGCAAATAGCGAAACAAACGCTCCTCATCAATCGCATACTCCTGATTGTAGTCAGCATTTGTCCCTTGCTCATAACCGTTTTCGTTAACAAGCCAGTTAACGATGAGAGTCTCGAAGCCATTTTCCTTGGTGTTACTTGGCATTATTCATCGACCTCCTCGTCTTCATTTTCTGCATCCTCTGAATCTTCATCCAATATTTCGTCCGCCATATCTTCATATGTAGGTATTGAAATACCTCTAACATCTACTTTACCTGTGACCACGTCAAAAATTGTACGTGTTTTCAGCTCCTGAATTAAAGAAATTTCTTTTTTAACATTTTCAATAGCATCATCAATTCGCTTGCAGATATTATCCAAATAATCGGCGATCGCTATCTGTTCATCCATCGGGACAACCGGCAGATCAATTTTTGCAAAATTCGCATACCGAAGTGCCTGTCCATCTCTCACAAGATCAGAAGTCCCTCGCAAAGCTTTGATGTATTCCGGAGATTTCAAAAACCATTTGAAGAACCTGTCATATACATACTCGTGATTTGGAATCAGCATTACATAGGCAGAACTGATTTTTCCACTATAATCACTGTACTCAATACCACCTTGAAAACTTCGCATACTAATGACAAAATCGCCCTTTTCGACACGCTTAAGAATATCTTCACCCGTAAATACAACGGTCACTCGGCGGCCTTCTTGCTCCATAAACCATTTTTGTGGAACGACTCCGTATTTTTGAGATGCTGTTAATTGTTCATCTTCCGGTTTAGCCTTCTCTTTTCTCAGAAAGAACAATCTCTTGCTTGGAAGCATATCCCAATCTTCTGGGATTTCATTTAACCATGTTGAACCGCTCTTTTTAAGAATGCTCCCCTTTATTCCTTTTGTAACAGCTGTGTTAATCGCAATAACTCTGAGTTCCTTGAGCTTCCTGATTTCCTGATTTTTTGCGTGGATAACACGGTTCATCTCCGCAGTTTTCCAGTCAAGAAATCTAACGATTTGATCTTGTTCATCAATGGGAGGGAAGACTACCTGATAATTTACAAGATCCGCAGCGGATAGAGTTTGGCGCACCCCCGCTCCAAGGCCATTAAAAATATTTCTTTTATACCAATCGAAGTACTGATAATAAAAATAGCGCAAATTCAGCTTCGTTCTCGGTCTGAGCCTAATGTATGCAGAGCTCATTATTCCACGTTCCCAAACTATGCCAACACGGCTGGTTGAAATGTTCTCTAAATCGATGAGCTTAAACACAAGCTCATCCTTATCGAACAATTGGTATGTGGCATAATCTGCTGGCGCAAGACCGATGGGATGATCCACATCATTTCTAATAACGCCCCGAAGCGTTAATGAAAGGACGTTCGTTTCTTTCCCATCCTTGTTGATCTCTTTAGGGTTATCAAAATACCGTTTTGCTTTATCACAATCCCAATGTGATGGCATCTCTGCGTTCCATCTTATACCTGTTGGGACGTAGCCCTCGTATGTTTTCATCATTCGAAATCCTCCATTATTCCGGCAAGAACTCCGTCTGATTCCTTCTCAAGTGCCTTTAAATCTTTGATAATATCTTCTACAGGCCTTAATTCCACGGGCTTGTAAAAATACTTCGTAAAGCTAAGTTCATATCCGATAGAGGCCGATTTTTCATCGATCCACGCATCAGGTATATATGGCTTTATCTCTTTCTCCAAGAAGCCTTTTATTCCGCCATCATAAAGCATCGGTATCTGCTCGCTGTCTTTGAGGTTCTTATCAGGCTCCATGTTGCCCTTGGAATCAAGAACCGGCTCTGCGTCCTCAGAAATGTAAGTCAAGTAATCTCTTAACAGTTTCTTCCGTTTTGCCGTTAGCTTAATGCCTTCATCCTTTGCAATAGCCTCGATTCTATCCATAAAAGAATTGAAACTATTTCCAACGTTGTCCTTCTCTTCATCCAGATATCTTCTGACAACCTTCACAAGGTCATCATCTTTCCCCTCTATCAATAGCATATCGAGTTTTTCTTCTTTCAAGTCAACTTTTAATCTTAAAGGCCGCTGAACATCCACAGCATAATAACCAAACTCTTCATTCGGAAAAACCATACTGAATTTTGGATCTGCATCTCTGTAGGCAAGATAGAGTTCGACAATTCTTCGCCGAATTTCCGGGGTGATTTCGCTATTTTTCTCACCAATGTTTTTCTTAAGCAGCGACTTCATTGACGTCGCGTCGATAAGCTGAACCGTCCCTTTTCGTTTCTCGTCTTTTTTATTTGTGAGAATCCACAAAAAGGTTCCAATGTCCGTGTTATAAAACATCTTTTCTGGCAATGCGACAATAGCTTCCAGCAGGTCATTTTCAATAATGTATCTGCGTAGATTGCTCGCGCCGCTTCCCGCGTTACCATTAAAGAGGGATGAGCTATTGTGTACCTCTATAATTCGACTTCCAAGTGAGGTCTTCTGTTTCATCTTGCTAATGTTGTTTGCAAGGAACAGCATCTGAGGATCACCAATATCAGGCAGCAAGGTATACTCCGGGTTACCATCATAGTCAATAATAAAACGCGGATCGGTAATCTCGTCTTTCTTAATATCTCCCCACGCCTTAAGTTCTGCCTTCCACGAGGTACCGAAGGGCGGATTTGAAAGCATGAAGTCAAACTCATCCTTCGGGAAGCCATCGTTAGAGATGGTGGAGCCGAAAAAGATATTATTGACCTGCGTGCCCTCGCCCTTAAGCAGCATATCCGCACAGGCGATGGCATATGTTTCGTCAAAGTTCTCCTGACCGAAAAGATTGATGGAGACCTTCTTGCCACGACGCTCAGCGAGATTCTGAATACAGGACTCGCCGACAGTGAGCATGCCTCCCGTGCCACACGCTCCGTCATAAATTCTATATGTGGTGCTCTGAATCTTATCCTGAATCGGGATAAAGGCAAGGTCGGCCATGAGCTCGATAATGTCACGCGGCGTAAAGTGGCGTCCGGCGTCTGTCACATTTGTCTGCTCATTGAACATACGGATAACCTCTTCAAACAGGGTACCCATTGTATGATTATCAAGTGCCTCCAATTTTTCAGAGCCGTCCTCATTTAGAACAGGCTTATTGCTGAGGTTGATGCTCGGATCGACAAATTTCTCGATAAGCAATCCAAGCCTATCCTGCTCGGAAAGGCGCGGAATCTGATCCCGGAAATGAAACTTATTAATGATCTCCTGTACATTTTTGGAAAAACCATCGAGGTAGTCGATGAAGTCCTTCCGGAGCTGCTGTTGATTCGTTCTGGACTTCAAGTCACGCAGCGTGAAGTCAGACTTGTTCACAAAGGCCTGTCCAGCTATTCCGCAGAGCGCGGGATCAATATCGACAGTGACTCCGTCCTTCTCGAATTTCTTCTTTGCCGCTACCACTTCATCGTGCTTCAGCTCCAAGACCGCATCAAAACGGCGGATGACCAGCATCGGAAGAATGACCTTCCTGTAGTCGCCCACATCATATACATCTACAAGGCAATCGTTAGCGATTCCCCAGATAAAGGATTTCAATGCGTTATACGTTGACTGATTCATATTTAAAAAACTCCTTGTCTGTTTATTGTCTTTGCCATTCATTTATTCCACATCCTTCGAATCATCGGGCACCATTTCCATGATGTCTCCGACATCACAGTTCAGGGCAGCACAAATCTTCGACAGGATTTCAGTACTGACGTTTTCATCCTTGCCAAGTTTCGCAAGTGTTGTTGTGCTGATCCCGCTGGCAGCTCTTAAGTCCTTTTTCTTCATATTTTTATCAATTAGTAATTTCCATAATTTCTTATAGCTGACTGCCATGTATTCTCCTCCTAACCATTAGAGTCCTATCGGCAAAAGACGCTTTATAAATTATAACACATCAGGCGAGAGATTTCAACCTGATTTCAGATTAAAAATTTGCATTTACGCATTAAATATCTCGCGTACCGCAATAAAAATACTTCCACTTCTTAGACGGTCGAACGCGGAAGGTCTGGGAAATAGCCCATGTTCACTGTACTACTGTAGATTTCCTCGCCTGCTTTTTGCTAAGGGCATGTGCCACCGTTTAAAGAAAATTTACATTTGAGCCCTTGACTTCGTTGAAGCAACTGTGTATACTTAGTATAGTATTTAAGCGAACACGCTTACATGCTACGAAAGGAGGATCGTCATGGAAAACAAATTCGGAGAATTTGTAAAAGCCAAAAGGCAGGAGAAAGAAATCAGCCTGCGAAAGCTTGCCGAGGAGCTGGGCATTGTCCCTGCTTACATGAGCGATATTGAAAAAGGAAGGAGGTATCCGCCAGACAAAGACAAAATCTATAAAATCGCTGAGGTGCTGGGTCTCAACGAAGATGACACAAATACGCTATTCGACTACGCTGCCCTCTCAAGAGATAACGGCGTATCTCCTGATCTATCTGACTATGTGATGGGTGTCGGCAATCTCCGCACTGCTCTTCGTAAAGCGCGTGACATCAATGCCGGTGAGGATGATTGGCAGAAAATTATTGACATGCTGGAAAATCAGGAAAAAAACGGAGGCAACACGTAATTTGCGGTACTATGACTACAGCAAAACCCAGCTCGAAAATGAGGCGGACAGCCTGAACGAGTCTTTTGACAAAGAACGCCTTATCCGGCCTAAGAAAATTGATGTATATGACGTGGTGGATTTTATCCACTGCACGCCAGACTGGTTTTACTTGTCACCGGATCAGTCGATTCTTGGAATGACAGCCTACAACAACGGCTACTACTATGCTTGGATTCCCATCAATGAAGCCGACGAGACTCCGCCAGACAACATCGTATTCAATGGGATGTTTCCCAAAAAGACTCCTGTCGAAAAGGGAACTATCATCATTGATCGGAGTATCAACGAGGGCGACAATCGCGGAATCGAGAACTTCAGCTGCATTCATGAATGCTTCCATCAGAAGCTTCATACACGCTGCTTTATGAATCGGTCAGCAAATTACCAGCACTTCTGCCAGAAGAAAGCCTTCCGCGCAGAGACCGGAGACAGGTCAAACATGTCCGCTATCGAGGTCATTGAATACCAAGCCAATTACTGCGCTGCTGCATTCCTGATGCCACGGGAGGCAGCCACAGCTGAATTTCTTAAGACAATGGGCTTACGTTCATCACCGCCTGCACCACTTCCGAAAACCTACGATGTCGATCAGGCAATTTCTGAACTGGCCGAGAAATTCAGTGTCAACTACACACCCATGAAATACCGGCTTCAGGAATTAAAACTGGTATCCAGAGAGGAACTATCTCTCGACGAATATTTTTGTTAGCACGGGAATGTGCTCTCACAGGTGCATTCCCATATTTTTTACCATAGGTGTAGTAAATCAGCGAACACGCTTATATACTACAAGAAAGGAGGAAGGCATGAACAAGCCGCTCAAATGTCCCGTTTGTGGAAAGAGAGCCTGCGATGTATCAGATATTCCGAAGGAAAAGCTGTACATCGAGCTCAAGTGTCCTAACTGCAATCACATCGTAAAAATCCTTTGCGATGAGTCAGCAGTAAAGGAATCCTCCCACAACCGTATTGCTGCTTACGCAATGCAGGCAGGAATGTAACAACTGAATCGAAAACTTAATACGCAAAGCATACCGAGCAACGGAGTCGAGATGAACTACCAAATGGCCGGATGACTTTGAAACACAATGTTTCAGAGTTATCCGGCCATTTGTGTTTCTTATGACTTCGGCTTTGCGTTCTCTCGGCTCCTTTCGCTCAGAAAGGAACCGAAAATGAAAAATTCTAAGAAAAACAATGACAACAAGCGTTACTTTCCACTTCGTGACCCGGAGAATCCCTTCAAGGTCACACTCACCCCTATCACCGAGGAGCAGTATCGTTCCCTCTATCCGGACATCTGGGCTACCCAGAAACGTGAGCAGTATCATGGACGCTGCATGTGCCCGAAGTATTATCTTTGGAAATGCGACGGACAATGCGATCTGTGCGAATATCACGCTCCCGATACTGTCTCTCTCGACGAACCACTCCCGGACGGCAACGGTACCCTCGGCGATTACATCCCGGATGACAAACCTTCTATTGAAGATATCTACGCTGACCGTGATCTTCTGAAGCACCTCATTGCCCGTTTCCGTGAGCTTGACCCGGACGCAGACCGCATTATCCAGATGCGCCTCGACAATCCGAAGATTTCAGATCGTAAAATCGCGGAAGCACTCGGTCGCCCGCAGCGCACCTTTGCCGACCAGATGAAGCGCTACTACACAGAGCTTCATAAGATCGAAAACAAGTAAGCATTACACCCTTTCCGGCCACTATCCACCAATCGGATGGTGGTCGGAAATTTTTTATAAAATCCTCCGCTCAAATCGGCAGTTCATCTCCAGTGGAAGGTGAAGGCAAGAGAACACCGCCTTTAGAAAGCGAGGTGAACAACAGATGATTCGCAGTTACGCAGACACCGGCGGCAACGTGAACGAGGAGATCAAGCTCCTGAATTCCATCAGTCACGTATCCGCCAGACTGGCAAGGAACCTCTCACTCCTTGCCGCAAGCCAATCCGAGGAAGGAGGAAAAGAGAATGTCAAAAATGGCAGAAATGGCACAGACCATCGAAGAGCTCCGCACCGCTGCTGCTTCTATTAATGTCGCAGCCGACTGGCTCTACCAGCAGTTATCCGGTGATCGCAATGAAGCGCAGGCCACGGAAGCTCCCATCAAGAAGGAATCGAAGCCTGAACTCAAGCTGGAGGATGTAAGAGCCGTCCTTGCTGAGAAGTCCCGTGCCGGTCATACCGCAGAAGTACGCGCACTGCTTAAAAAGTACGGTGCTGCAAAGCTCTCGGAGATCGATCCGGCAAACTATGAAGCCCTGATGAAGGACGCGGAGGTGATCGGCAATGGCAGCTAAAGCACACGCAATCCTGTCCGCGTCCAGCTCCGACAGGTGGCTGCACTGCCCGCCGTCGGCAAGGCTCTGCGAAACCTATGAGGACAAAGGATCAGACTACGCTGCAGAAGGCACCGACGCTCATGCGCTTGGCGAGCACAAATTGAAAATCGCGCTGGGACTTCCTTCAGAAGACCCGACCAACAGCCTCAAGTGGTATTCCGAGGAGATGGAGGACTGCACCAGCGGCTATGCCGAATATGTGCTGGAGCAGATCGAAGCCGCCAAAGAGACCTGTGCTGACCCGGTAGTTCTTATCGAACAGCGTGTAGACTTCTCCCGCTGGGTAGAACAGGGCTTCGGAACCGCCGATTGCGTCATCATTGCAGACGGTACGCTCCGGGTGATCGACTACAAGCACGGCTTAGGCGTCTTAGTCTCCGCAGAGGAGAATCCGCAGATGCAGTGTTATGCTCTCGGCGCTTTGGAGCTTTTCGATGACATTTACGACATCGAACAGGTTTCCATGACCATTTATCAACCGAGACGTCAGAACGTCAGCACCTACGAAATCAGCAAGGACGACCTGTATCGCTGGGCAGATGAAGTCCTAAAGCCTACCGCAGATCTGGCTTTTGCCGGTGACGGGAACTTCCTGTGCGGTGAATGGTGCGGCTTCTGCAAGGCTAAGAACGAGTGCCGCGCCAGAGCCGAGGCAAATCTGAAGCTCGCGCGGCATGATTTCAAGCTCCCACCACTGCTTACGGATACCGAGATCGAGGTCATTCTCAGCAAGGTAGATGAACTGGTTAGCTGGGCTTCCGATATTAAGGAATACGCTCTGCAGCAGGCTCTCTCCGGTAAGGAATGGACAGGTTTCAAGATCGTCGAAGGACGCAGCAACCGCAGATACAGCAATGAGGCCGCCGTCATTGACGCGGTCGAGAAAGCAGGCTTTGACCCGTATGAGAAAAAGCTGCTCGGCATCACCGCCATGCAGAAGCTCCTCGGCAAGTCCCGCTTTGATGAACTCCTGACGGCTTACATCGAAAAGCCACAGGGCAAACCCACACTTGTGCCGGATAGCGACAAGCGCCCGGCCATGAATACAGCAAAAAATGATTTTATGGAGGAAAACGACAATGAGTAAAAATGTAAAAATCAGCAATCCCATGAAGGTTATCACCGGTGTTGACACTCGCTGGAGCTATGCGAACGTCTGGGAGCCGAAATCCATCAACGGCGGCACTCCCAAGTACAGCGTGAGCCTCATCATCCCGAAGTCCGACACCAAGACCATCGCCAAGATTCAGGCTGCTATCGAGGCTGCTTACAAGGAAGGCGAGGCCAAGCTCAAAGGCAACGGCAAGTCCGTACCGGCGCTCTCTATTTTGAAGACTCCTCTGCGTGACGGCGATGCAGAGCGTCCGGATGACGAGGCCTACAAAAACGCCTACTTCGTCAACGCCAATGCAACCTCTGCACCCGGTATCGTGGACGCAGACCTGAATCCGATTCTCACCCGTTCCGAAGTGTACAGCGGCGTGTACGGTAGAGCCAGCATCACGTTTTATGCTTTCAACTCTTCCGGCAACAAGGGAATCGCCTGCGGGCTTAACAATTTGCAGAAGATCCGCGACGGTGAGCCTCTTGGCGGCAAGGCAAGCGCTGAGTCCGACTTTGCTACTGACGACGATGAAGATTTTCTCAACTAAGGAAAGGAGCGCAAAACAATGGAAAGCACAGTTATGATTTCATCCCTTCTCTGCAACATCCTGATCGGATGCTTCTGCATCGTAGTCCTGTCTTGGGCAGTGGTCGCCATCCAGACGGTGATCAACGACTTCAAGCGTGAGAAACGCGAGGAGAAAAAGGCCGCGCAGGACGACGAATACCATATCAAGCGTATGGAATCCCTGAAATAATCCAGTACCGGCAGGCGGCTTAGGAGTGATCTTAAGCCGCTTGTTTGAATTGAGGTGAAAATCTATGCAAACACTTAGTATTGATATCGAAACCTACAGCGACGTGAACCTATCCAAATGTGGCGTATATAAATATGCCGAGTCACCAGATTTTGAGATACTGCTGTTCGGCTACAGCTCCGATGGCTCCGAGGTAACGGTCATCGACCTTGCACAGGGAGAGCGCCTGCCGCAGGAAATTATAGATGCCCTGACTGATGATACTGTCATCAAATGGGCTTTCAACGCAAATTTTGAAAGGGTGTGTTTATCCCGTTATCTCCGTGATCTTGGAGTAAGCCTCGATCCCTTCCATGATAACCACCCTATCTCGACCGAATGCGCACGCTTCTTGAATCCGGAAAGCTGGCGCTGCTCTATGGTCTGGGCGGCAACAATGGGACTGCCGCTCTCTCTGGAAGGCGTCGGTGCCGTCCTTGGTCTTGAAAAACAGAAACTCACGGAGGGAAAAGACCTGATCAAATACTTCTCCGTGCCCTGTGCTCCGACGAAAACAAACGGCGGTCGCACAAGGAACCACCCTTTCCATGCACCGGACAAGTGGGAGGCCTTCAAAAAATATAATATCAGAGATGTAGAGACCGAGATCGGCATTAAGGATCGTCTTGCAAAATTCCCTGTGCCGAAGGAAGTCTGGGATGAATACCGCATCGATCAGGAAATCAACGACCGTGGTGTCCGGCTCGACATGGATCTGGTGAAGGAAGCGATCGAAATGGACTCCCGCTCCCGGTCAGAACTGACTGCTGCCATGAAAGATATGACAGCACTTGATAATCCAAACTCCGTCCAGCAAATGAAACAGTGGCTCAAGGGTAACGGACTCGAAACTGACAGTCTTGGAAAGAAAGTCGTGGCAGAGCTTATCAAAACCGCTCCTCCAGAACTTCAGACCGTTCTGGAACTCCGACAACAGCTTGCCAAATCCTCCGTCAAGAAATATCAGACTATGGAGCGTGCGGTCTGTGATGACGGCAGGGCTCGCGGCATGTTCGCTTTTTACGGAGCCAATCGTACCGGACGCTGGGCAGGCAGGCTTATACAATTACAAAACCTCCCGCAAAATCATCTCCCGGATCTGGCCGACGCACGCGCTCTTGTAAAATCCGGAGATTTTGACGCCGTGAAGCTCTTATATGAGGATGTCCCGGACACCCTCTCCCAGCTGATCCGGACAGCCTTCATCCCGAAGGATGGTACGCAGTTTTATGTTTCCGACTTCAGCGCCATCGAAGCAAGAGTCATCGCGTGGTATGCCGGTGAGACGTGGCGTCAAAAAGTCTTTGAAACCGGAGGTGACATCTACTGCGCCAGCGCCAGTCAGATGTTCCATGTCCCGGTCGAGAAGCATGGCATTAATGGCCACTTGCGTCAAAAAGGCAAAATCGCGGAACTTGCGCTCGGCTACGGCGGCTCGGTCGGTGCCTTAAAGGCAATGGGCGCTATTGAGATGGGACTTTCCGAAGATGAGCTTCCTCCGCTGGTGGATGCATGGCGGCAGACAAATCCCAATATCGTGAAATTCTGGTGGGATGTCGACCGAGCTGTTATGGAGGCCGTGAAATATAAACACGCAACCAGCAGCTACGGACTTACCTTCTCCTGTCGCTCCGGGATGCTCTTTATTACACTGCCCTCCGGACGGAACCTCGCCTATGTAAAGCCAAAGGTCGGTACGAATAAATTCGGAGGCGAGTGTATCACCTATGAGGGCATAGGCAGCACGAAAAAATGGGAACGGCTCGATTCATACGGGCCGAAATTCGTGGAAAATATCGTGCAGGCAACCTCCCGCGACATTCTCTGCTATGCCATGAAGACGCTGCGCTGCTGCTCCATCGTCATGCATATCCACGACGAGCTGGTTATCGAAGCGGATCCTCGCATGTCTCTTGACGTTCTCTGTGAACAGATGGGCAGGACTCCTCCGTGGGCAAAAGGCCTGAAGCTCCGCGCCGACGGTTACACCACGCCCTTTTACAAAAAAGATTAAAAATCGTCCGCTCAAATCAGGCGTTCATCTCCAGTGGAAATTGGAGGTGGACGCCTTTAAGTCTGCCCGGAAAGGAGGACTTTTGAGTGAGCAACGATTATCGCAACAGCGAAGGCTATCCTGACCCAACTGCAGGTGAAGCACTCTCCCGGATTGCTGCAAATGAAAAGCAGTCCCTTCGTGCTTTCCGGCCTATCGTCTACATCTGCTCTCCGTTTTCCGGAGATGTGAAGACAAACGTAGCCAACGCCAGACGCTACAGCCGCTATGCCGTGGACAAGGGATATATCCCTATCGCACCGCATCTGCTATTTCCGCAGTTCCTTGATGATGACAATCCGGAAGAACGTGAGCTTGGTCTTTTCTTCGGAAATGCCCTCATGAGCAAGTGCGCTGAGATCTGGGTATTCGGCAGCCGCATCTCATCCGGTATGGAAGCAGAAATCAAACGCGCCAAGTGGAAGGACTATCACTTGCGCTATTTCACAGAAGAATGTCAGGAGGTTTAACGCTATGTATGAAATTAAAGAAAGTCGCAGAGAGCTTTTTGATGGCACTGAGATCACTACCTACACCCGCGATGTGGTAAGTGCCAATATCCTGCAGGTCGAAGCCGGAACAACCGGTTACAAAGGTGGCGACACCGGCCACGGCGGACGCACCTATTTCCGCATTTCCGATGAAGCCAGCACAGATATCCATGTCACACCTTTCATGGACAGATTCGGCTGCAACGGTTTTGAAGTTACCCTTGGCGGCGACTGCGAACTGGAAACCATGATCCGCGCCCTGAAATTTATCACAAAGGTGCTGGAGGAAGAATCGGAGGAGGTGTACGACTGATGTTTACCCTGTATAGCGCCGATTTTATCGGCAATCCCGGAAACTGCTCCTATCCGCATAAGACCGTTGTCATGGACGCGGACAGAATGAGAGACGCAGTCAGTCACGATTATGTGTGCGCGGAGTACAAAAATCACTACCGCAACAGCGACAACTTTCTCTCCGCTGACTGTCTTCCCGTGGATTGTGATAATGACCATTCAGAAGATCCGAAAGACTGGATCACACCGGCAGACGTGTTGGAGGCATTTCCGGGAGTAAGCCTCGCCATCCATTACAGCCGCTTTAATCAGCGCGAAAAAAACGGCAAACCGGCAAGGCCAAAGTTCCATGTGCTCTTTCCCATCGACCGGGTGACGGATGCTGCCCTCTATAGCGATATGAAGAAGCTGGTCAATTCCATATTTCCGTATTTCGATACGAAAGCGCTGGATGCTGCTCGCTTCTTCTTCGGAACACAAGAACCGGATGTGGAGCTCTATCCCGGTCGCATGAACCTCACGGAATTTTTGAACGACGACGAGTTTGATGCAGGCCTTCCCGGCGGGCATGAAAAGGACGTCGTGATCCCGGAAGGAAGCCGCAACGCTACCATGTCCCGCTTTGCCGGTATTGTCATTAAGAAATACGGCGATACGGCAAAAGCCTACCAAAGTTTTCTGGAAAAGGCCGCGATCTGCGTGCCGCCTCTGGATAACAGCGAGCTTAATACAATCTGGCACAGTGCCCAGCGCTTTTATTCCAAGATCAGCCGCGAGGATGGTTATGTCCCTCCGGAAGTTTATAACGACGAGAATAGCTATAAGCCGGAGGACTTTTCTGATGTAGGACAGGCCGAGGTGCTCTCAAAGTATTTTGCAAACGAGCTGCGCTACTCACCAGCCACCCACTTTATCCGATACAGCGATCACTACTGGCAGGAAACAGAACCCGGCGCACAGGCCGTCGCTCATGAACTTACTCGCAGGCAGCTCGCAGAAGCCAATCGAAATATGATGGAGGCTCTGCAGAAGCTCAAAAATTGCGGCGCGCAGGAAATCCTTGATAACACATCCAAGGCCAAAGCTGAACAGCTGATGAGCGACGAGCAGATGGAGGCCTATCAGGAGTTCCTTGCCGCCAAGGCCTACCAGAGCTTTGCCGTTCGCAGACGCGACTCCAAGAACATTACATCTACCCTCAAAGAGACGCACCCGATGCTGGAAATCTCGCCGAGAGACTTGGACGCAGACTGCTTCCTGCTCTGCACACCGGAGGCGACCTACGACCTTCGCAAAGGTATGGCCGGAGCCCGCGAGCACTCTGCTGATGACTTTATTACAAAAATCACGTCCGTGTCACCCGGCAGCAAAGGAGCGCAGCTCTGGCAGGATAATCTGGATCTGATTTTTCAGAAGGATCAGCAGCTTATCGACTATGTACAGATGATTTGCGGTCTGGCCGTCATCGGCAAGGTCTATGTGGAGGCGCTCATTATCGCATACGGCGATGGCCGCAACGGCAAGTCCACCTTCTGGAATGCAGTCTCCCGCGTGCTGGGACTTTACAGCGGAAATATCTCCGCAGACACCCTGACCGTCGGCTGCCGCAGAAACATCAAGCCGGAAATGGCGGAGGTCAAAGGCAAACGCCTTCTGATCGCTGCGGAAATGCAGGAAGGCGCAAGGCTCAACGACTCCACCGTCAAACAGCTCTGCTCCACGGATGACGTGTTCGCGGAGAAAAAGTATAAAGACCCGTTTTCCTTCAAGCCCTGCCATACGCTGGTGCTGTATACGAATCACCTGCCTCGCGTCTCCGCCTCCGATGACGGTATCTGGCGCAGGCTTATCGTGATCCCGTTCAATGCCAAGATCGAGGGCAAGGCCGACATCAAGAATTACGGTGAGTACCTGTATGAAAATGCCGGTGAAAGCATTCTCGCGTGGATCATCGAAGGTGCCAAGAAGGTTATCGAGCTGGACTACCAGATCCCGGTACCGGACTGCGTGACGAAGGCAATCGAGGAATATCGCAGCCAGAACGACTGGTTCGGACATTTTCTGGATGAGAAGTGCGAGGTGGATGAGTCCTTTAAGGAAAGCTCCTCGGCTCTCTATCAGGCGTACCGCAACTACTCGCTGGACTGCAATGAGTATGTGCGAAGCACGGCAGATTTTTACTTTGCGCTGGAGAAGGCCGGATTTGAGCGGCTGACACTGAATCGGAAGCGCTATTTCAAGGGTTTAAAGATTCATGAGGACAGCGGTGCAGAGGAAGATTTTCTGCAGTAATCCGGGACTATGACAAGGTGTATCAAGGTCTTATATAAAAACTCTCTTAGCCCTTAAAAAATAGCTCTAAGAAAAAGTTTGGTAAATACCATTGATACACCTTGCACATCCCCTGAAATTAACGCCTGACGGAGGTTTGCAATGATAGAAAAACAGATAGAAAACAAGTTAACTATGGCGGTGAAAAGGCATGGCGGGATTGCGCTTAAGCTGGTGTGTCCCTCTTTCGCAGGAATGCCCGACCGCCTGATCTTACTCCCTGACGGCCATATCGGTTTTGCAGAGCTGAAGGCTCCCGGCAAAAAGCCACGCCCGCTCCAGCTCTCACGCCACAGGCTGCTGCGGGAGATGGGCTTTCCGGTCTATGTCATTGACAATCCGGAGCAGATTGGAGGGATGATCGATGAACTTCAATCCACATGATTATCAGGACTACGCCATCCGCTATATCGAAAAGCACCCTGTGGCCGCAGTCCTTCTGGACATGGGACTTGGCAAGACAATCATCAGCCTGACGGCAGTAAATGACCTCTTGTTTGACAGCTTTGAAGTCCACCGCGTGCTGGTGGTAGCTCCCTTAAGAGTCGCCCGCGATACGTGGCCAGCGGAAATTAAAAAATGGGAGCACCTAAGAGGTCTAACCTATGCGGTCGCAGTCGGGACACCAAAGGAGCGAAAAACCGCCCTCATGCAGCAAGCGGATATCACGATCATCAACCGAGAGAACCTGCAGTGGCTCATTGACGAGTCCGGCTTTCCCTTCGACTTCGATATGGTGATCATCGATGAGCTGTCGTCCTTTAAAAATCATAAATCCAAGCGCTTCAAGTCTCTGATGAAGGTAAGGCCGAAGCTCCATCGCATTATCGGGCTTACCGGCACGCCTTCTTCCAACGGTCTTATGGATCTGTGGGCAGAGTTTAAAGTGCTGGATATGGGCGAGCGCCTCGGACGCTTTATCACGCAGTACCGGACAAATTACTTCATGCCGGACAAGCGAAACGGCGAGATCATCTACTCCTACAAGCCGCTGCCCTATGCGGAGGACGCCATTTACCGGAGAATTTCAGATATCACGATTTCCATGAAATCCACCGACCATCTGAAGATGCCGGAGCTGGTATCGACGGAATATGAAGTCCAATTATCCGATTCTGAGCGCAGCCGCTATGAGGATTTGAAGCAGGAGCTCATACTGCAGCTTCCTGACGGTGAAGTGACTGCCGCCAATGCCGCATCGCTTACCGGCAAACTTTCCCAGCTGGCAAACGGTGCCATATATGCCGATACCGGCGATGTCATCGAATTTCACGACAGAAAGCTGGATGCCTTGGAGGATATTATCGAGGCCGCCAATGAAAAACCGCTTCTGGTGGCCTACTGGTTCCGGCACGACCTTAGCCGGATCAAGAACCGCTTCAATGTCCGGGAGATCAAGACCAGCCGTGATATTGCTGACTGGAATGCGGGAAAGATTCCTGTAGCAGTCATCCATCCGGCCTCTGCCGGTCACGGCTTAAACCTTCAGGCCGGAGGCTCCACCCTCGTGTGGTTCGGTCTCACATGGTCGCTGGAGCTCTACCAGCAGACAAACGCACGTCTCTGGAGACAAGGCCAAGAATCCCGTACTGTGGTGATCCAGCACATCATCACCAAGGGCACCATCGACGAGAGGATCGTAAAGGCGCTATCCAAAAAGGAAATGACGCAGTCCGCACTGATTGATGCGGTCAAGGCCGACCTTGAGGTGGTGTAATGACTGATCCTTATGAAAATCTCGCCAACGCCATCGTGCTGCAAGCCGTGAAGGATTACCGGGACGCACTAAAGCGCCTGAAAAAGAAGCCCAGTAATCAGGCTGCCATGTCGGATGCAATGGAGTGTGAACGCTTCTTTCGCTCCGGCTGGTACAAGGCCTTAACGAGTGTTGACGGCGAGTATCTCATACAAAAACTACGAGAGGAGGCAAAAAGCCTATGACCATAAAAGAATACCTGCATCAGGCCTACCGCCTTGATCAGAGAATCAAGTCCGACACGATGGAAGCACAAAACCTGCGCGAAATGGCAGGCAGCGTGTCGGCTATCCAATATGATAAAGACCGCGTGCAGACATCGCGTAATACGGAAGCGCCCTTTGTCCGGACACTTGAAAAGCTCTGGGCACTGGAAAAGAAAATCGCCAGTGAGCTGGAATTGCTCTCTGACCTAAAGAAACAGATACGGGAGGTCATTGAGGCCGTTCCGGATACTGACGAGCGCATGGTTTTAAAGTACCGCTACATCCATAACTATACGTGGGAGCAGATCGGGATGGAGCTTTGTGCAGACGCCCGCACCATTCGTCGCTGGCACGGCAAGGCACTCCTTCATGTGACGCTCCCGGATGATCCGATCACAATATGAAAATGCGCCCGAAATGTCCTGCTTTGTCCTAAGATGTCCACCCGTCCAATATGGTAGTATATAATCAGCGAAAAGAATAAAGATACAACTGCACGCGCAGCCCACGAGCCTTGCGGGATCATCCTGCAGGGCTTTCTTTATGCCCTGAAAGGAGGCACGGCTTATGCCAAGAAAACCACAACGACCGTGCCGCTATCCCGGATGCCCACACCTGACGGACGGCGTTTATTGCGAGGAGCACGCCAAGGTTATGGAACAGCACTACGAGAAGTTCCAGCGCGGCTACTCTCCCGGCAAACGCTACGGCAGAGCTTGGAAACGAATCCGTGACCGCTACGTCCACAAGCACCCGCTTTGCGAGCAGTGCTTAAAGGAAGGACGCTACGTCGCGGTCGAGGAAGTCCACCACATCGTTCCGCTTGCTGAGGGAGGATCGAATGATGAGTCCAACCTTATGAGCCTTTGCCGTTCGTGTCACGAGAAGATACACCGCGAGCGCGGCGACCGGTAGGGCGGTCAAAATCTCTACGACCCTTTTCCCCGGAAAACGGCGCGGGGTCTTTTACGCAAAAATTGCAATTCAAACAGGGTATTAAACCCTGCACCACAGAAATGGAAGTGATAGACATGGCGAAAGACGGAACCTATCGCGGCGG